AAAGTAGATTGGCTCATGCCACGCTACCAAGAGCTTATATCAAAGAGCCTAGAACAAAGTGGTGGAACGGATATCTCTGCCAAAAAGAAGTCATCATAGATGATTTTGGTCCTAATGGTATTGATATTAATCATCTACTAAGATGGTTTGATCGATACAAGTGTCTTGTGGAGAATAAAGGAGGTATGATAGCACTGTATGCTACAACCTTCATTGTAACGAGTAATTTTCATCCAAGGGATGTGTTTAAGTTCGGGGATGAGATAAATCCCCAATTACCTGCTCTAGAGAGGAGGATTGTAATTGAAGAAATGAAATAGCGTGCGTAGCACGCCTACTATCAATAAAGAAATATTTTATATCATAGAGAGATTAGTTTATGAAAACTGGTCGGCGCTTCGCGTCTCGCATCGCGGTGGGACCGGGCCGGGTAGCGAAGCGGACCTGGCCCCGGGCCCATTGTCGTGCGGATGCGAGGCTGTAGCTGACACCGCCGGCCGGCCGGTGTCAGCGCGAAGCGCTGGCTATAAATACCCCGAAGGGGTATTCAAGTCATTCACAACATGCCTGCGTTTAGAAAGAGAACCTATGCGTCTGCGTTCAGGCCGAGAGGTCGAATGCGTAAACGTACACGGTTCGCCAAAAGAAAAGTCGTGCGTAAAGGAGGAAGAAAGACTATTGATTATACAAGTCAGAATACAACAGGACATGCTGTTGGATTTAGAGGAAGGAAGACAAGCCGTAGGGTGTTTCAAAGGCATATTTGGAACTCTACTGTGTTTAAGCCTCATTATAGGTCTGTTAATACAGAAGAATTATCTTTAAGTACCGATGCTAGCTCTAGTGCTGGTACTATTCAGTTTCTGAATATGTACAAGTTTGCTGGAAATGGATTTGGAACTGTTGCTGGTGGAGCTAGAGAAATTGATGTCGGAGCTGGTGTACCTACTTTTGAAACTTCAAGTTTTGTACTTAGAGGTGGAAGGTATACGATGACTATTGTGAACCAGTCGTCATCAGATATTAAATTAAAGATGTGGAGGATCACTACAGGAAATAATCCTGATTTTAGTATAGTTGCCGCATCAGAAAATGCTGCTTGGGATCCATCTGTTACTCCAGATTTTTTTAATCAGATAGGTAAGCCGTTTATGGCAAGAGAAGTATTAATTGAAGGAAATGAAAACTATACCTTTTCAACAAGGTTCAAGACGCAGAAGATAGACGAGAACGCGTATGGATTAGATGCTAGGTCGCCATATATTTGTATATTGGCAAGTAGTTTTGACGGTTCGAATGCACCTTTCAAGGTTATTCAATCGTATAATTTAAGTTTTACAGCAGATGCTATTTAATTGTAATGTCAACTATACCTATGCGTAAGCGCATACGTCAATGGTTGCTTGTAATGATGTACAAGTATTAATAAAATGGGAGCAGGGCAGGGGGGTTAGTATTACCCCCCCTGCCCTACAGCCCGCTGTTGGGCTATATAACAACTTGTTGTGTTTCATTCATTGCATCTCATATGCCTACTCCCTCATATCTCCACTGGTGTTTCACCATCAACAACTATGTCGAAGAGGAAGATGTGCCCCGCATCTCAGCTTGGGGAGAAGAAGAAGGCAAGTACTGGATCATCGGTCGAGAAACCGGTGAATCTGGAACCCCTCATCTGCAAGGATACATCTCGCTACGAAGACGGCGTACTTTCGCTTATGTATCAGGTAAGCTCACATCTAGGGCGCATATCACGCGCGCAGCAGGTACTGCTAGACAGAATAGAAGATATTGCAGCAAAGATGGAAACTTTGTCGAAGGAGGTGAAATTAATGAAGGAAGAACCCGAAGGGACAAAGATGAAGTCGCCAGATCGTTCATGGCTGCCGTCAAACTCGGAGATTCAGGAGTGGTTGAATTCGCCGATACCGAGCCCGGAGCGTGGATCTACAATGGATCTAACATGCTCAGAAACGCCCTTCAGCTTTACCCCCCTGTTGAACGAGCTGACATCTCCGTACGATGGATCTATGGATCTCCAGGAGTGGGAAAAAGTAGATTGGCTCATGCCACGCTACCAGGAGCTTATATCAAAGAGCCTAGAACAAAGTGGTGGAACGGATATCTCTGCCAAAAAGAAGTCATCATAGATGATTTTGGTCCTAATGGTATTGATATTAATCATCTACTAAGATGGTTTGATCGATACAAGTGTCTTGTGGAGAATAAAGGAGGTATGATAGCACTGTATGCTACAACCTTCATTGTAACGAGTAATTTCCATCCAAGAGATGTATTTAAGTTTGGGGATGAGATAAATCCTCAATTACCTGCGCTAGAGCGCAGGATTGTAATAGAAGAAATGCATTAGCGTGCGCAGCACGCCTACTATCAATAAAGAAATACTTTATATCAAAGAGAGATTAGTTTATGAAAACTGGTCGGCGCTTCGCGTCTCGCATCGCGGTGGGACCAGGCCGGGTAGCGAAGCGGACCAGGCCCTGGGCCCATTGTCGTGCGGATGCGAGGCTGTAGCTGACACCGCCGGCCGGCCGGTGTCAGCGCGAAGCGCTGTATGCGGCAAGCATATCTATAAATACCCCCCCTTGAGAATGGAAATCATAACACGATGCCCGCTTTTAGGAAAAGGACCTATGCGTCTGCGTTCCGGCCGAGTGGTCGGATGCGCAAACGTACAAGGTTTGCCAAGAGGAGATTTACAAGGAAAGGAGGAAGGAAGACTATCGATTTCACTAGTCTTAATACAAGAGGTCACGCAGTTGGTTTCAGAGGAAAGAAGACTTCAAGGAGGACTTTTAATAAGCATATTTGGAACTCTACTATTTTTAAGCCTCATTATAGGAGTTGTCTTACAACTATAACGCCATTAACTACGCCACCTGCTCCAACCGATGGAACTATACAATTTTTCAATATGTACCAGTTTGGAGGAGTTGGTTTTGCTACTGCTGCTGGTGGTGCCAGAGAAATTGATGCTGGAGCTGGTGTCCCAACGTTTGAAGAGTCGTCGTTCGTGCTCAGAGGAGGAAGATTTGAATTAACCATTGTTAATATGTCAGCTACAGAAATTAGAGTTAAGTTATGGAGGATAACGACAGGTAACAATCCAGATTTTAGTGTCGTGCCTGGTACGGAAGATAGTGCATGGGATCCATCTGTCACGCCGGATTTCTATAATCAAGTAGGTAAACCGTTTATGTCAAGAGAAGTAATCATACAAGGAAACGACGAGTATACCTTTTCAACAAGGTTCAAGACACAGAAGATTGATGGTGAAGCATATGCGAATAATGCTAGGTCGCCTTATATTTGTATATTAGTTAGCAACTTCCAGGAAACTGGAGAGTCGGAATTCAATTGTGTAACGTCCTATAATTTAAGTTTTACGGGTGATGCTATTTAATTGTAATGTCAACTATGTAACGTGTACGCTACTATGATCAATAAAGAAAAGGTTGCGTGTAAGCAGGGCAGGGGGGTTAGTATTACCCCCCCTGCCCTACCGCCCCATCGTAGGGCTATATAACGACTTGTTGTTTCATTGCATTTCATTCATCCATGCCTACTCCTGCATATCTTCATTGGTGTTTTACACTCAATAATTATGTCGAAGAGGAAGATGTGCCCCGCATCACAGCTTGGTGCGAAGAAGCAGCAAAATACTGGATCATCGGTCGAGAAATCGGTGAATCTGGAACCCCTCATCTGCAAGGATACGTCTCGCTACGAAGACGGGGTACTTTCAATTATGTTTCAGGTAAGCTCTCATCTCGGGCGCATATCACGCGCGCAGCAGGTACTGCTCGACAAAATCGAGCATATTGCAGCAAAGATGGAAACTTTGTCGAAGGAGGTGAAATCAATGAAGGGAGAGTCAGAAGAGATAAAGATGCTGTCGGAAGATCGTTCATGGCTGCCGTCAAACTCGGAGATTCAGGAGTGGTTGAATTCGCCAATTCCGAGCCCGGAACATGGATACACCATGGATCTAACATGCTCAGAAACGCCCTTCAGCTTTACCCCACTATTGAACGAGCTGACATCTCCGTTCGATGGATCTATGGAGCTCCAGGAGTGGGAAAAAGTAGATTGGCCCATGCCACTCTCCCAAATGCCTATGTCAAAGAACCAAGGACAAAATGGTGGAATGGCTACCTCTGTCAAGAAGAAGTCATCATAGATGATTTTGGTCCTAATGGTATTGATATTAATCATCTTCTTAGATGGTTTGATCGATACAAGTGTTTAGTAGAAACAAAAGGAGGAATGGTCGCTCTATATGCGAAAACATTCATTGTAACTTCAAATTTCCATCCTAGGGAAATATTCAAGTTTGGTGATGAGGTTAATCCTCAGTTACCTGCACTTGAACGCAGGATTGTATTGGAAGAAATGTAATAGCGTGCGTAGCACGCACCCATATTATCAATAAAGAAATATTTTATATCAAAGAGAGAATGAATTTATGAAAACTGGTCGGCGCTTCGCGTCTCGCATCGCGGTGGGACCAGGCCGGGTAGCGAAGCGGACCAGGCCCTGGGCCCATTGTCGTGCGGATGCGAGGCTGTAGCTGACACCGCCGG